CATTGTTCGCCATTTCCTCTAACATCGCTGTTATTCCGCTCAACTCGAAAAAACCATCATCTTCCATCGCTTTCTTGATTTCCTCGAATAATGTTCTATATCCGTAACTCTTATCTGTTTTTCTCTTTTCTGTAATATATGCTCTAGTAAGTTCCTTTGCTTCATCCATTGTTACTGGGTTATTGTCAATACAACCTGCATAAATGGCTAAAATGCAAATTTCTGGCACATCTGCTGTCATGTTTGCTAATCCATCAAAAGAAGCCTGTGCAACACTTTTATCTGTCTGTGCAAGTAAGTAAGAACCATTAACAACAGAAAACATTTTCTGCACTATCTCTTTACACTCTGCTGCTCCAAAAGAGAACTCAACTTTGTATTCTTTTCCGTTTACATTAATATTCATCATAATTTTTACCCTTTCCCACCCTATCGTCCATATAGGGAAAGGTGCGGATTTTACACCGCACCTACCTTTTTTAAATAATTATTCTGTTACATCATCAAGATATGATGTGTAGTCGGCTGTTTTGGCGTTTGTGCCACCAATCGACACAGCCTTTGATTTAGTCGATTGGCTTATCATTCCCCCACCTTTGTTACTGTGAATGTGCCACCAGCACCCTCGACAACTTGAAGCTTGTCTGTACATTCGATAGGTGAAGTGTTAGGAACTGCTGTTACTGTCATTTCAAGTACTGAATCAGTACCAGAAACATCATTAGGTGTTGCTGTTACCTGTCCGACAAATGCGTACTTAGCAACCGCGCCTAATCCGTCAGAGCCATATAACTGAATAATATCCAACTGCTTACCCTCTGCTTTGATTAAGTCCTGTAAATAAGCCTTTTCAAGATTTCCTGTGTAAGTCTTAGCGTCAGATGTTTTGATACCCATTAAGAATGTCTGTGAATCATCTTCAAATGTTGTGCTTTCAACTGTGTTAGGTGCTGATACTGGTGCTGAAATTGACTTAGCCGCAACCATTAACTTATATGAGCCTGCAAAGCCATCTTCGCTATGCTCCTTGTAGATAACTCTAGCTTTATAACTTGTACTTGCCATTGCCTTGTCTACCTCCTAAAAATTTGCAAAAAAATAAGAGCATTTCTGCTCTTTGTTACATTAATCTGTCATTTGCCGCTATCATTCGTCTGAATCTAGCGGTACTCTTATGTACTTTATTACTGATTGAAAATTCCGGCATTGCATTGCCTTGGAATCTCATTGTCTTGAATGTATCTGTAATTACTGCCATAACCTTGCGACAATCAGATTTGCTTGTGTTAGTGGTAACATCTACTTGAAATGTTGCTAACAATGCGTTTATTGTTTGTCCGTCAAGCGTTTGTCCTTGTTCTACCGCTGGCAACAAGTGTATGTATACTGTTGGAAATACTGCTTGACCGCTGTTTTCTCCCTCATTTGTTATAACTATCTTCGGGTATGCTTTCTTTAATTGTGTTAGGGTTTTAGCCTTGACAAGTGCTGTAACTGTGTTTTCAAGGTCTGTCGCCCAATCGTTTGCATTTGCCATTAACTAAACACCTCTCTTGCTATCTGCTTATACTGATTAACAATTTCCATTGTGGCGTTATACATGGGCATTGTAGCTTTAACGCCGTGTGTGTAGTGCCATTGATTATCATTACCCAAGTAGTACCAGCCATCTTCAAATGCGTGTATCTGCCCCGGATATGTGCCTACGCCTAAGTTAAAATCATTAGCCTTAGGGTTTTCGTTGCCGCTGTTGTAGTAAATACCAGCACCAAATTCAATCGCTAATAGCGTGTAAAATGGCTCTCTATCTTCTACCTCAACAGTTTTACCAGTAGCAATTAAAATAGCTTGGTAACCATCTTGAATAGGCTTTCTGTCAACTCTCAATGTTACTGTCCTGCCTAATGAACTTTCATTAACACTCATAATTGCCGCTTTGTCACCTAATTCTGCTAGTCGTTCAACAAGCAATTCACACTTGTACTGTAATGTTTGCTTATATAGTTGTAGCTGTCTTATTGCCCCTTGTATTGAGTTTTCCGATAGAGATACATTAATTGTATGTTTAGCCATAAATACGCTCCTTAACTGCTTGCAAAATAGTTTGTCTTATGCTTTCAATTATTGGCTCTTGTGTACCTACAATTGACTTTTTAAGAATAGAGCTGGTTAATTCTGGCTGTTCATCGTCTGTTTGTATAAATAAAGAACCATTTTCAGGAAATCCACCTGTCTGATACTTCGTATTTACCACCTACTTTACAACTGCTTTAAGCATATACTTAGTTGAGCACAATGCCGGTTTCGTACCTACAATCGTGAAGTCCGCTGATGTTTCATCAATAAGACTATCATCTGTGTATGTAGGCTTGCTATCAAGCCAGATAAGGTCGCCTTTTTGAATAGGTAATGTATTCCTATCTGTCAGTAAAATAGCGTCAAAATCAGCGGTATCAAAGCCATATTCTTTGCTCTGTGCTTCTCCACCGCTGAATGATATGTTGGCTTCAAAATCAACCGGCTCTGAAAAACCTGTTTTTTCTTCAAGGACTTTGGGTATCTTATTTCCCTCATCATCAAGATAGGGAATAAAGTTGCCCTCTGTGTCGGTATATCCCTCATAAAGAATATTGCCCTCATCGTCTCTTTCGTAAATAGTTACCGTCTGCCCTTGAAGTGAATACTTCATAGCCTGCTTATTGATGTCAAGCATATCACTTCACATCCTTACCAAATCGCTTCCACAATTCAGACAGCTTTTCCCATCCATACATCGAAACGAACGCTACAACAAAACCTGCCATAATTGCCGCAAGAATCATATACCACAGTATTGTCATCTGAATATACTGCATATAAGCAACAAATGCCGCTACAGTAATACCAATTGATAAGACAAATACCACAATATCTGTAGGTACCTTATTGAATACTCCAATGCCCTTTATTACCTGTGTAATTACAGATACCATAAAGGCTAATACCCCGACAATTGCTAATATGATTGTCATATTTGCAATCAATGTCTGCATAATATCCATTCTGCTATACCTCCTTATCTTCATTAAGTCGTGCTTCCAATCCGTCTATTCGGTGGTGTGCCGACTTTACACTTTCCTCAACCTTAATAATCCTGTTATCGTGAGAATTAAGTTCTTTTCTCATTTCTGTAACTTCATTCTTTATCTCTGTTGTATTGCTTGATATTGTGTCAAGTTTCATATTTATGCGTGTATTTTCCTTTACACGCTCTGTAAGTTCTGCATTGTCAGACTTTTTGTTGTTCTTAAGATTAAATCCCAACGTAAACAGTCCGAAAAAGACGGAAAAAGCAACTGAAATTATGCTTATAATTACTGCTATTGGCATTGATATACCGCCTTTCTAAATTAATAGGCACACCGCCCACCACCCTTACTGTGTGCCGCCTGCTACCATATTGGTAACGCACAATCTTCTATAAAACCTTAGCAAAAGGAAATACCCCGACAAATAAGCTGTCTCTATCTCTCCAAGTTCTGTTGACACCATTCTCATTGTAACTTGCCATAAATGCTTCACCTGCTTGTGAATGGTCGTAGACAGCCAGATTAACAATAACGCTCTCAAACTTCTTCAAGTCCTCGGTTATCATTTCATCTGTGTAGCTGTCGGGGTAATTTCTTCTTGCCTTTACAT